CTTCCCTATGCAACCAATGTTCTAGGCGGCACACAGACTATAGACGGTGTTGATCTCTATCCCTACATCTACATTGTCGGAAACGGCTACGGAACAACACTTATAGACTTCGGAACCGCAGGTCCGACATTTGACGTGTCATGGGCTACCGGAAATACTGTCGGCGGCATCTTTGCAGCCAATCTCATCAGTTCTACAACTGGAACCGGCATCATAGACTTTACTTCCTCCGGCTCTAGCAACTCTATTTTCTACATCAACGCAGCGTACTTTGGCTTTACCACCGCATTTGATGTGAACGGTCCACTTGGCAACGTTGTTTCGATTTCAAACTCGACTGGCAACATCTTAGGTCATCCACCAAATCTGCTCATCCAAAATGGTGGCGCATTGATCCTGGCTGGCTCGCAGGACGCTTTCAACAACATCACCGCAGATGCGACCACGTCAGGCGCGTTTCTATACATGCTGGCTAGTCCCACATTCGGAAATGTTGCCCTGCTTAACGCCACGGCAAACAGAGCAATTTTGTTTTGCCAAAACTCCGGCATCGTAGGAACCTTTCAGCTTGATGGCACGCAAGCCCTAGCCGATATAACCTCGGATTGCCTGCCCGCAACGTCACAACTTTCGTTTACGAGCGGCGCACTCCCGACACAGATCGGCCACTTCAACGATGCTTTTGGCGAAGGTTACATACCAGCTGTCTCTGGAAACTGGCCCACACCAAACCCAACTAACGTGCGTGATGCGCTCGATGACCTGGCCCAAACCGTAACGGCAAACGCCAGCATCGCCTACTTACCACTCACTGGCGGTACACTGTCTGGCGGTATCACCATGTCGGCAAACTCTATCACCGAGCTTGCCAACCCCATAAACCCGCAAGATGCCGCCACGATGGCATATGTCGACTCGCGAACTTTTCCAAACAACACCCTTTCGACTGGCGCAATCTACATCGGAAATTCGCTTAACATGCCAGTCTCTGAAGTAATGTACGGAGCCGGTACGCTCGACATGTCGGGACTTTTGACACTCTCTAGCACAGGCGTCACACCCGGCAGCTACACAAACGCCAATATCACTGTGGGTCTCGACGGTCGCATAAGCCTCGCGTCCGACGGTAGTGGCGGTGGTGGAGGCGGTGGAGTAGCTTCCTCAAACCTCGAAGCACTTGAGCAAAAACTCGAAAACGAACACTATGCTGTCGGTCCCACGGACCCACTCGACAATTCTGTCGGAACGGGTTTCGGTCAAAATCCAGCAGACTACAATGTCTTTGGGATTCTACTCGAGGATTACACGACGCCATCTACAACGATATCCGTTGTTTGGTCTCCGACAGTCCTGAACCCATCCGATAACAATACGACAACAGACACGAATTGGAATCTGTACACTGCATCTGGTTCTGGGAATCTTACGACCTCCCTCAACAATATGGTCGGTGGTGCAAGTGTTTCGTTCGACAAGACAAGCATCGCTTTTACATCTGCTGCGATCTACTATGACTTTGGCGCATCAAACCTAGGGTCAGTCTACAACCAGTCGCTGCTTTACTTTTGGATCAACCTGCCAAGTTTAGCAAACCTCACAAACGTCGAAGAACGTGTTGACATCGACGGTGCTAACATGGCGGTTTTCCAGCAGACCACTAACTGCGACGGTGGCCCACTTGTTGTTGGTTGGAATCTTATTTGCCAAGACTTAAGTCAGGCGCCAATCTCGAGCCTAGGTACTGGCTGGCTCTATGGTGCTGGTTTTCGATACTTTCACGTAGGCGTCAACACTAGTCTCATAACACAGCTTTATAGTGGTATTTTAGTCAATGGTATTTTCTTTGGGAGTTCCAACACCCCAAGTTACGTGCAGCTCGGCAATGAATTCTCGATCTACGATAATTCAACATCTGAATCTATGCAGATCGATGCTGCCAGCACGGAAGTCAGCGGCGACGACGTTACGCTCACGGCAACTCTGGCGAACTCATATGGCGGTGGGTTTGGAGCAACGTCAGCATTGATCTACAGAAACACACTTCAGTTTGCGAATTACCAGGCTGCGATGACCCTGGTGGATCAGGGCAGCAACACATTAGCTGGCGCGGCACAACTCACACAAACTGCACGCATCAGCAGGAATCTACGAAGTTCACTTGCAGCAAAAACACTAGCTGCAAGCGTCGATGTCGGTACACCGCAGGTATATCAAGTTGTCAGTGTCTCACCAGGCAGCGTGCTAATTTCCGACACAGCAAACACAGCAAGCGATTTGCTCAGCGGTGAGAGCATGCTGGATTTCCAGACCCTAGCCGACAATGGCACGAACTTTTATTCGTTCCGAAATGCGGCCTCACTCAACGCAAACTCCACGTGGGCTGGTGGTATCACCACATTAAACTTTGCGGTTAATCCAGTCGGTGTCGTTGCCGGAGATTACATCGCAAAAGACCACGTTACGGCTTCGTACACAGGCACAACAGTCAACGGAAACGAGAATTTTGCCGGGCTATCTGCTGTCGCATCGCCAGATAACATTCTGCTCTATCAGGGCGGCTACAATCTCCCATACCAGGAAAATACTCTTGGTGTGTTTTCGCTCTCCGGATCGACTGGCGCAATCAACTCCGCCGTGCCGCCACAAGCTAACCTCGCACAAGTTGGTGCGCTGAGTTCGGTGCCGTTCTTGAATGGTTTCTCATCGCTAACGGGCTGGTCATCCGCAAACTATCTTTCAATCTCGCACGGACAAGCCCTAGGTTATGACAACCAAGCTCAACTCGTAGCTGCCATCTGGGTCTATCCCACAACTAACAGCATCACGGCTTTTGTTGATGGCATGACAAACGGGCCTGGTACTACGAATTGGTGGATCGGCTACGAGAATGCTTCCGGTACGCAGTTCTTCGGATACTGCGGTGGTACGGCGGTCGTACAGTCTGGCAGTGTCACTCTAAACGCTTGGCATCATGTCGTGTTTCAGTACACGTCAGGCGCTACGAATGGCGAGCAGCTATACGTTGACGGAAATCTCGTCGGAACCGGAACCTGCGCAATAAATCCTGACGCCAACAATGATCCATTCAGTGTTGGGTACAGTCCTGCACGAGGTGGAGGACTCTACGTCACCGACCGAGCAGCACAGGTCATCGTCCAGCATGGTGTAAACTGGACACCCGCACAAGTTAGATCGCTTTATAATGGTGGCTCGCCACAAACGATCAGTAACGGACCACTCCTGAAATACAGGTACTCACAAACGCCTGTTAGCGGCCAGCATATCGGAATGAAAGTAGGCCTCAAACGGGACACCACAAATGTCGCACCATACGTACGAAAATTCGGAATTATCGATATCAACTAACGCTCACGAAAGGAGCAAAGCCATGGCAAAAACGGACTCGATGAAACAAAGGACTGGAGTCAGCAAGTACCCAAAAGACGCAGGTCGTAGCGAACCCGGAAAGTTTGTGCAAGATCACAGCTCGGATAACAAACGACTCATGGAGTTTCCGGACGCAGAAGACAACTTGCCTGGTACCGAACTCATGCCGAAGGAACCCAGCCGATCTGGGTTTCACGAACTCTCCACACACTCGCTAGACAGCTTGTGTGACGGCGACGAGGCAGATCACGAAAGCGAAGACAGCGAAGCAGGCGACTCGTTTGCCAGCACCAGCTCGCCTGTTGGCCCGCAACAGCACGCCAAAGGTTCTCGAGGCTACTAACCACCAAAGGAGTCTCGCATGGCAAAGAAAAATGAAATGGCAGCTCCCGAGAGGAATCTCGCCACGATGCTAGGCGAGAAGGAAGGCAACGTACTTTCGGGAAACCCGCAACACCACATCAAAGGTGCCAAGGGCAGACTCCGTGACGAGGGTAGGCCAGGTCGCGAAGACGATCTCGGCCCACTCAAGTCTGCAAGCGATGCTGATGCCGACTACGATCAGGGCGAACTCGACAACGTGCAAGGCGGCGACATCTTGCGTGACGGCTACGGCGTGCTGGCCAAGCCTGACTTCGGCGAGCTCGGTAGCGGCGACACCTTCACTGACGAAGAGATGGAAACTGTCCAAGGTCAAAACAAGATGCAAAAGAAGTCCGGTGCCTCGACCACGAGCTACCAAGACGATCGTGCACACACCGCCAACCCATCTCAGTGGAAGAACGGCAGGGGCTACTAGAATGGTCGCATGTGCGTCGCAAAGCACGATCTATCGAGCTTGGCACCCGAAACGGCGCACATCTCCGACTGTTCCCGTCCCCCATCTTCCCCTCCCTTGTAAGAAATCTCCTCGATCGCCGCGACAAGGGGTAGCCCGTCGATTACCGCGCCGAACGTCGCAGAACCTCATACTCTCCCCCCCAAGAAAATCGTCGCAAACCTCGATCTTCCTAGGTGGCTCGAACATCGCACAGCTCCGATCCCCGTGTTCTCCTCGATCGGGGTGTGGGGCGGAGCCCCACGAGGAAAAAAACCGTGGATAACGCGCAAGTCATTCTTGACCGCTACGACAGGATTCGAAATGATCCCTGGGAGTTTCTGAAGACTTGCGTCTACACTCTTGACCAAGTCGATCTCTCATGTCCGATCAAGAAGTTCCCGGCCCACTTCGGTTACCTCTACGCCTACACTCGCTGCTGGCAAGCCTACCCGCGCATTCTCGTTCCGAAGTCTCGCCGCATGTTCATGAGCTGGGAAAACATCGCCCTCTATTTGTGGGATGCCATGTTCCACTCTGGGCGCTTCGAAGGCTTCGTCTCGCGCAAAGAAGAAGCCGCAGACGATCTTGTCAAACGTGCGGAGTTTATTTATGACCACATTCCAGAAGATGTCATTCCACGAGATTTGTTGCCCCGAAAATCCTCTAAATTTTGTAATCTTATCTTTCCCGATATCAACTCTCAAATCCAAGGTTTTCCTCAAGGAGCAGATCAACTACGCCAGTTTACCTTTTCGGGGATTCTCGGCGACGAAATGGCTTTTTGGGAACATGCACAAGCCATGTACTCTTCTTCTGTTCCTACGTTGGAAGGTGGCGGCCGATTTACTGGAGTTAGCTCTCCAGCACCCGGTTTCTTCAAGGCGATGGTTCACGACGAACTCGACACTTTCGCAGGTGGAAGCAAACTCAAGCTTGTAAGCGGCGGCACCAAGCCAAAGTTCCAGCCAACTCTCGTCGCCGACCGCTACCCTATGGACGGTGTCGAAGTCTGGGTCAACCCCAAAAACAAGTTCATGGTCTTCCAACTTCACTACAGCGCAAACCCCGAAAAGCGCGACGTCAACTATCGCAACAAAATCCGCTCCGAAATGCCCAGCGCCCAGTACATGCAAGAATACGAACTTCAATGGGATTCATTTAGTGGCCTTCCTGTCTATCCCGACTTCGTGGAGAGAACTCATGCTTCCAAAGAAAAAATCCTACCACTCGCTGGCCTCCCTCTGCTTCGCGGCTGGGATTTCGGCCTCACTCCTGCCTGTGTGGTCGCTCAACTCCAAGGCGATACTCTCGTCGTACTCTGGGAAAAGACTGCCAAGAACCAAGGTGCCGAAAGCTTTGTCCCCGAAGCACTCGCAGCCTGCAACGCACTCTTTGTAGGCTGGTCTGACAAAAAGAACGACTGGCGCGATTTTGCCGATCCTAGCGGTGTAGCCCAAAAAGACACCGACATGGGTTCGTGCTTCAAGATCATGGGAAAAAACGGTCTTAACGTCATTCCCGGTGCGGTCGCCTGGGAGCCTCGCCGCTCAAGTGTTGAAAGTTTCCTTATTCGAAACTCGCGCACTGGACCATGCTTCCAGATCGTAGGAGCCGAGTGCCCAGTTCTTATGCGCGGCTTTCGCGGTGGCTATCGCTACCCTGAGAAAGCTGAAAAAACTGAGCCTACGAAAATTCGTCCACTGAAAGACGAGCACAGCCACCCACACGATGCGCTCCAGATGATTACAAGCGTGTTACTCAAGCAGAAACATCCTCGCGGTCGCCCAATTCCGACACCACAGTACGGCTTTATGACTCGCGACAACAAACGTGAAGAAGTTGCGGAGGTTCCGGCGTGAGCGAAAATAATTACATCGACACAAACGAATCTAGTGCATACGTGGATGTTGCTACTCCAGAGGGCCAAATCATTTTATGCGTGACAAATTACCGTAATGAGGCTGAAGTAGCTAAACGCGATCGCTTTCTTCAGAACTTGGACAACTTCGATTCCTACCATCTCAAAGAAGACTTCACCTACAAGAAAAAAGGCCAATCCAAAGAGTTCATGCCAAAAGTTTTCATGGCAGTCGAACAGATCACAAGTTTCATTCAACAGGGTTTGGCTGACCTTGGTGACGAATGGTACTCGCTCGAAAATTCTCCTGGTGTAGCCGAACCTCGCATCACTTCAGACATGGTCAAAAAGCTCCTTGATCGACAGCTCGACAAAGCAGATTTCTACAGTGCAATAAGTGATTCTCTCAAACATGGCCTTCTCGCCAGTCTCATGATCTGCAAGGTCCACACAAAGTACGTCACAAAACCAACGTACATAGCAAAAGAGCGAATCCTAGACGGCAAGCGCGTAGTCGATCTCAAAAAAGAAAAAAAGCAAGTCTGTCAGCTCTCGCTCGACGTCGTCTCACAAAAAGACTGGTTCCCTGATCCCACTGGTCGCGGACTCTACATCATTCACGAAATGGAAATGGACATTAACCAAATCCAAGATCTCGCCGAGCAGGGTATCTACGACCAAGATGCTGTCGACAGACTCAGCGGCGACATGATCGACATGGTTAAAGACGCCATTGCGGTCCGTGAAAACGGCCAAAACGTCACTTTATCGAGTTATCGTCACCGTGTGCAGCTCCAAGAAGTTTGGGGGACGCTTGTTGATGCACACGGTAACGTTACCCACGAAAACATTGTTTGTACCGTGGCTCGTGGCAGGTTCCTGTTACAGAAACCAATCAAAAACCCTTTTTGGCACGGTCGTCCACCGTTCGTAGTCGCACCTATTGTTCGTGTTCCGCACAGCGTATGGCACAAAGCTCTGATGGATGCTCCAAGCAAACTCAACCGCGCAATCAACGAGGTCTACAATCTTGGCATCGACTCGGCTTGCGCAAGTATTTTTGGTGTTCGACAGCTTCGGCCTGACTGGCTCAGCGATCCCACTGTAGTTGATGACGGTGTTATGCCAGGACAAACACTCGAAGTAAACTCTCAGTGTCCACCTGGCCAAAAAGTTATGGAGCGCATCGACACAGGCGTAGAGTTGCAAAATGGCGTCCAAATGCTCAACATGCTCCAAAGCGAGTTGCAGCAAGCCACCATGACAAACGACTTACGCATGGGTATCCTGCCTCCACGTCAAGTGAAAGCAACAGAAGTCGTCGAATCAAGTCAGTCCATTACCGGTATGCTAAACGGCGTCTGCAAAGCTTTGGAGAATGGCTACATCGACGGCATTCTCGAGCTTGCCTGGATGACAGTCATGCAATATGTCGACGATTTCGACACTGACGAAGTCAAGAAAATCCTAGGCCCTGCCGCAGCTCAAGTCATTTCCAGTATGTCCCCAGAAGAACGTTTTGCCGAAACCGTGAACGGACTCCAATTCAAAGTCTTCGGCATCAGCAACGTGCTCAACAAGCAGAAAGATTTTCGGCGAATCACCACACTCTTGCAGACTATCGCATCTGATCCAGTGCTTGTTGAGCAGTTTAGCCAAAACTACAGTTTTGCAAAACTCCTGAAAGAGATCATGAAATCCCTCGACATCAACGAGGATAAGATCAAACTCGATGCTGGTGAACCTCGTGCACAAATGCCGCCACCGCAACCTGGCGGTGGTCAAGCCGGAGCACAAGCAACTGCTGGCCCGCAAAACCAAACCCAAATTCCGCAAGTCTCAAGCAACGCTAGCGGACCAGTAGGCTCACCAAAATTTCCTGCCTCCAAAGCCAAGGAGGTTTTAAACAATGGATAACATCAAACTTACTGAACAAGTTCTCACAGCGATAAACACTGGCAAGACCGCAAGTGTTATTTTTGGTCACATGAGCCCAACACTCAAGTCGCTTGCCGAAAATATCGTCGCACGTCTCAAGCAAGACTATCGTGCCGGTACCTTCGATGGCACCAAAGCCATGGCAGCAATTGCGCAACTTGTGACGCTGGAAGATATCGAAAATAGTCTACGAACCCAAATGGTCAAAGGTGAGAGCGCCTTTGCCAAAACCCAAGGAGAAAAACATGAGCATGTTAGATGATCTGAAGTCCGTAAAAGAAAATCCACAACCAAAAACTGACGACGGTGTCGTGAAGCCCGTTGCCCCAGCCGCACTCAACAAAAAAGAGCAAGATGTTGTTGTGCCTGGCGCTCCACCGCTTTCGCCTGCCGATCTCAAAGTCGTTGAAGCTGCACCAACCACACCCGAGCCCAAACCTACAGTCGATCCAACCGCCATTGCTGCCCAACTCACTCTTGCCGACACAGATGTTGTCGACATGAGTAGCCTCATGCAGCCTATCAACGCTGAGCCTGCTCCGGCGCTCACGGAACCTGGCTCGCCAGCCGCAGCACAGCCTCCGGAAGTTTCTCCTCCTGAGCCTGTTGCTGCGGCCCCAGTCACGCCACCAGCCGTAACCTACAAAGTCGGCGACAAAGAGTTCAAAACAATCGAAGAACTCACGGCTTACGCAAATGGACTGGCGAAAAACGGCACTGTAGATTTCACGCAAATCTTTGATCCGGCCAAACTCGCACCACCGCCCGAACCTGAACAAGACCCAGCAGACATCATTTTCGAAGATCCCAAGAAAGCTATGGAGCTTCTCAAGAAACAAGCCAAAGCCGAGTGGGAAGCAGAACTCGAAGCTCGCGACAGAGCTGCCAGGCAAAAAGCTGACCAAGCCGCAACATGGGCACAATTCTACAAAAGCAACAGTGATCTCGTAGGTTTCGAGGAGGTTGTCGAGCGAATCACAGTAGCAGTCGTGACCGAAAATCCCAAAGTCACTATTGACGAAGGCGCGAAGATTGTCGCTGCTCGCGCCAGGGCTCGCATCGCTGAACAACGCAAACTCTTGGTCCCCACAGAAACTATCAGCACCAGAGTCATGGCACCTACGGCTCCAGCAAACAAAGTCGAAGCCAAACCTGCTCCGGCTCCAGTGGAGAGACCGACAACTTTCATCGACGAGATGAAATCCAGAAACCGCCTCAAGAGGGGCGCATGAAGTACGTCCACAACCAACATAGAAAGGAAACGTAAATGTTTACTTGGACATTCGACGCACCAGCGGGCGTCTTTAAATCTCACACGCTGAGTTCGGCGCTGCGGAAAGCCGCTATTGCCGAATGCAAATTCTTGCAATTCGTAAAGCCTGAGCCGGGTTATGGTAAAGGCAAAGGTGACACCATCACCATCTCGCGCATCAGCAACATCGCCGAACCGACCAACGGTCGTATCGTCGAAGCGATGCGAATCCCCGAAGATGATCTCACAATCACCACGGTAGCTGTGACGGTCAACGAATGGGGTAGGTCTGTTCCCTTCACGAGCTTCGCTCAAGATCTTGCAAGCTTGGATCTCGAAAATGCGGTCCAGGTAAAGCTGCGCGATCAGATGAAGCTCTCACTCGACACTGGCGCTGCTGGTGGTTTCAAAGTTGCAAAGATCGTTGCAACGCCACTGACTGCTACCACGATCGAGTTCGACACTGGTGGCGTGCCACTGTCTGTTGCTGGCTCCGGCCTTCAACTGTTCCACGTGGAACAAATTCGCGACTATATGTTCGACACGCTTCACGTACCTGCGTACGAAGGCGACGACTACATCGCGCTCATCAACACCAAATCGAAACGAAGCCTGATCGACGATCCGGCGTGGACCGATTGGGTGAAGTACACCGACCCAACGCACAAGTATAACGGCGAAATCGGTCGCATCGAAAACATCCGCTTCATCGAAGTCAACCACAACCAAGCGTTGTCAAACTCTCTTGGTGCCGGTGGTGTTCTTGGTGAAGGCGTGTTCTTCGGTGCCGATGCTGTCGCCATGGCCGTTGCGCAAGATCCTGAATTACGTGCTGCTATTCCACAGGACTTTGGTCGACTCAAGAGTGTGGCATGGTACGGGATTCTCGACTTCGGGATCATATGGGATACGGCAAACGACGGTGAAGCTCGCATTGTTCACCTGACTTCGGCGTGATCGTAAACTCTTAAGGAAAGGAAAATAAAATGTACACAGATAAGTTATACGCTGTGGCAAACGTCGGAGCAGAAGCTCCGGTCGATTTGTCTGTGCTAGGAACGCAAGCCTTCAGCAAGGCTTTCTTGGATCGCTTCAGGCTCCAGCAGATTGCTGTTCTCGTGACGAGTGCGGTAAGTTCGAGTGTTGCTCCAGTGGTGCAATTCTTCCGTCGTCCGCTCTTCGGATCTGACGTCGGTCGAGTGCTCATTGGCTCCATCACCATCCCATCTGGAACTGCGGCAGGCCAAGTCGTTTACAAAAGCGTAACCGACCAGCCCTATCTCGCGACTGATTTCAACGCAGGCGAGCAACTCGTCTACGTCGTAAGCTCGGGAACGGATATTAACCTTGGTGCAGCAACTGGCTTCGGCATCGTTGCTAACTCCACGATCACGAACGTAGGTACGACGGTCGTTAACGGTAACCTGGCATTATACCCAGGAAGTTCCGT